TCATCCTTGATCTCCCGATAGCGCTCCGAGCGCGAACATATTGGCAGGGGACGGGCCGTGCGTGCCGACCTGGCGCAGCGCGACCAGCGTCTGCGCCGCAGCCTGTTGCGGATCGAGCGTCAGCTGCGGCGCTTCGGTGTCGATCTCCGCTGCCGGCGATCCCGGCACGGTCACGGCAATGCGATAGCGTTCGCGCTCTTCGCCGATCGGCGCATCGACGCCATCGCTCCAGCGCCATCCGATCCGGCTGCGCCGTACCCAGCGCAGCGTCGCCGATCCGTCCCCATGGCGCTCGATCGAGGGATGGACCGGCGCCAGCGGCAGCAGGGATCGACCATCGATCGCCACGATCGCCTCGGCCGCGCCGACGCCGTCGCCGATGCCGCTGGCCGCCACGCGCAGTTGCTGCCCGATCGCAGCAGTGGAGACCGGCAGCGTCAGCACACGCTGCGGTTCGATCAGCACGAAGCGCTCGCCCGCGGCATGCGCCGCGATCTCGCGCTCGCTCCCGCGCCGCCCGCGCCACAACCGCGTCAGCCGCCATCGCGTCGGCGTCATCGCCTCGACCGTGCCGAACTGGATCAGCTCGCGCCCGACCAGCGCCAGATTGGCGCCCTGGTCGATCCGCACCGCGTCGGCGCCGGCAAGCTGCATCCCGGGATGCGCCAGCTCGACCTCGATCGCATGGACGTGATCCTCGATCATCGCCGATGCCGCACCCGGCGGCGCCAATACCGTGCCGATCACGGCGGCACCGCGCGTCGCGCCGATCGCTTGCCAGCTCGCGCCCGAATCGCTGCTCAGGATCAGCGCCGCCCGTCGCCAGCCTTGCCCTTCCCCCGCCGCCGCGATCGCGATCGTCGGGGCGCTCGCGGCTTCGGTTCCAACCGGTGCCAATTCGAACGCCTCGATGCGGGTCGGACCGTGGACCGCATCGCGCGGCGCGACGAAGCTGCCCGATGCCGCTGCCGCCGCTGCGCTCGGCGCGCGGGTCAGCCGCGACAGCTCCAGCGTCACTGCCATCGTCTCCAGCGCGAAGCGGCGCACCCGCCATTGCCCCTCCTCCCCCGCGATCGTCACCCGATCGCCCGGACGCACGTCCAGCGCCGCGTTTCCGGGCAGCAGCGTGCGTCGCTCGCGATCGCGATCGGCACGCGCCATCGTCGCCTCGGCGATAGCCTTGGCCGCGCTGGCAGATACCACGGCGGGCAGGTCGATCGCCTCGCTGCGCGATCCGGCACCCGGGCGCGTCGCCCGCTGCACCCCTGCCTGATAATCGCGCGCGGCGTCGTAATGGCGCACCGTGACGATCCGCGGCGCGCGGTCGGCTGGCTCGATCGCCCGAGCGCGCACCGCATGCGCGCCGCCAATCCCGGCATCGCCGACGTCGCGGCTTGCCCCCTCGCCGGCGCACAGCACCAACCCCGCCGCCTCCGGCGCGAACCAGCCGCCGCTCGCTTCGGCCAGCGCCTCGAATACCGCGCGCTGCGAACCGCCATGCGCGGAAAATCCGCCGAGCGGCAGCACCGCGCCTTGGCTACCCACCGCGCCGCCCGACAACTCGGCGACGATCGCGCCGGCGTCGATCGCGCCCGTGTCCGCCTCGACTTCGAAGGTCAGCGACGGAATGCGGTTGGCATAGTCGGCCAGCGCCAGATCCTCGAACACCGCATAGGCACAGCCGCGCTGCGCCGGTACCGCGCCGATCCCGTGCGCCGCGGCGATCAGCGGGTCGGGTGGCTGGTCCTCGCCGCCGTTATGCAGCCGAAAGCTGCACGCGCTCTTGAAATCTCCCGCCGCGCCGCGCAGAAGCTTGCCGTCGGCCCAGATCCGCCCGACCCCGCGGATCGCCCGTGCCGAGAGCAGCACGGCGAACGATACCGAATAGCTGTAGCGCACGCTGTCCGGCGCGCCCTTGCCGCCCTCGTCCTCGGTTTCGGTCTCGATCAGGTCGGTCGACCAGATCACCGTGCCTGCGACGCGCATCGTCCCGAACAGCTTCGGGATCGGCGTGCCGTAGGACGAGGTCTGCACCGCCAATTCGGTGAGCCGCGGCCCCTGCCGTGCGGGCGGCGCGAACAGCACCCCCCGATCGACGCTCTGCCCGATCAGCCCGCCGATCGCCGCGCCGACCGGGCCGCCGACGATCCCGCCGACCGCGGTCAATACCTGCGTCGCCATGTCATTCCTCCCCTTCGCGCAGGCGCCAGCGTCCCAGCACCAGCCATGGCAGAGCCCCCGGCCGCTCGACGACGCGCTTGGCGCGGCCGTCGGCATGGACGAAACCGGCGTCGGTCAGCACCGCCAGGTGCAATTGCCGCGGCCCGGGCAACACCAGCGCTACCGTGCCGGGAACATTGTCGCCGACCGGCTCGAGCCCCGCCGCCGCCAGTCCCTTGAGCATGCGCCCGACATCGCCAGAGCGCAGCGCGTAGCCGGTCGGAACCGGCACCGGTGCGTCGCTGCCCCCGCCGCGCACGGCCAGCGCCGCCACACCGATGCAGTCCAGCCCGGTCGCGGGGTCGCGCCCGTGCAACCGGAACGGCACCCCGACCAGCGCGCGCGCCGCCGCCGCCACGCGCGCCGAACGCGGCGGCACTTCCACCGTGCGCTTCTTCATGGTCATGCCCCCGGATATCGCGTCAGCAGGTCGATCCCCGGCAGGAACGGTTCGCCGCGAAAATTCGCGGCGTTGCCGAACCGGCCCCGGCAGGTCGCGAGCGACTTGTCGCACCCCTCGATCAGCTCGACCCTGGCCCCCTCGGCGGCAAAGCACGGCGGTGCGCGCAGCGTCACGTCGGGCCCATCGGACTGCGCGATCGCATCCTCCAGTCCGCTATTGCGACCCGAAACCCAGCGCAGCAGGCCGCCGCCATAGCCATTGGCGCTCGGCTCAGACCGATCGAGCGTCAGCACCGCGCCCTCCGCCGCCATTACCACCGCAAAGCGCCGCCGCGCCGCCATCGCCACGCGGCAGCGCCGATCGCCCAGCTCGGCGCGGCATTCGGGCGACGTTTCCTCGACTACCGCCGCGTCGAAGCGAGCACTTGCCCCGCGCAGTTCGGCGGTGAAGCCGCCCGCGCGCGTCTCGATCGCGCCGATCGTCCCTTCGCCCAGCGCGATCGGCGGCTGCGTCCCGGTCCAATCGACTGCGAACAGCGCCACCCGCGCTCCGTCCCAGCGCCCCGCCAGCAGGTCCGCCTCGACGATTGCGGGATGGTCGAGCGCCCCGGTCACGTCCATGCTGTCGGCATCCAGCCCGTCGCTGCGCTCGATCGCCGACGGCGTCATCCCCGGATTGGCGCGATAGACCATGCCGTCCAGCCACAGGTCGCGGTCGTGACTGGTCAGCCCGAACGCCACCCCGTCGCGCCGCTCGACGCGCCACGCAAAGGCGCGGGTCGTGATGTCGTGCATCACATACTCCTGATTTTCAAAGAGAGATCCGTTCGTTTCGAGCGAAGTCGAGAAACGCGAACTGGGCGCTACCGGGCGTTTCTCAGCTGGACGCGAGCCTGTTGCTCGGGGGCAGCCGCCTCAATCCTCGCGGATCTCGATCAGCGGCACGCTCGCCGCCTCGCCCGCCTGGAACGTCGCGCCGCTCACGTTCAGCCGCTCCTCGGCGAACCGCACCGGTACGTCGAACGCGAAGCCGGCGGTGACGATCGCCCCCGGTTCGGGCGCGGTGTCGAGGTCGATCCAGCCGCCTGCGTCCAGCGTGAAACCGGCTGTCTCGTCACCGCCGATCGCAATGCGCACGCTTCCCGCCACCGGCCGCGTGATGCGCCGCGCCACCGCGCCATAGTTCTTGACCAGCGCAAAGCGCAGCGTCTGCCCATCGCCCTCGCCGATCGCCTGGTCGAACGGCGACGGCGGCGCGCCATCGCCCCGCGAGCTATGGTCGAATGGATCCTGCAACCGGAACCCGCGCACCGGCCCCATCCGCGCGCGAAAGAAGCCAAGCAGAGCGGCGATATCCGCGTGTGATCGCACTCCCGGCCCGACATCGTACCGCGTCCGCGCGCCGGCCCAGCTGGCGTTGCGCTGCTCGTGCCCCGACGCGCTGGTCAGGATCGTGCTGCCGGTCTCGGGGCTGACTTCCGCCGCGCGCCCCAGCGCAATCGGAAAGCGCACGTCGTCAAAACCCTCCACCGGTTCCTCCTCGTCGAAATGGACATATCCGTCGCGCAGCACCTGCGGCAGCGCCCACACGAAGGTCGCTGCCACGCCGCGCCTGCGCCCGACCTCGGCAGCCGCATCGATCGCGCGCCACTGGTCGGACTGGTCGGGGCGCAGCACGAATCCGGCCAGATAGTGCTGCTCGGCCGCCGGATAGCCCAGCCGCGCCTCGGCGAGCGCGACGCCGCGGCGGCTGGCGCCGACATTACCCGTCGCTGCCCAGTCATAGTCCTCCAGCTGCAGCACATCGAACGCGGGCCTGGCCCAGCCCAGCGGCAGGTTGGCGCGCATCGCCTCCGGCGCTTCGGCATCGAGCACGGTCGGCAGATAGGCGAGCAGAAGCAGCTCGGCTCCCGGCGCCTGCGCCCGCACCGCATCCCCCAGCGCCGCGGTCGATTGCGCCAGCAGCGCCCCCGCCGCGTCGAGCAGGTCGCGCTCGGCCTGGTTCTTGCTCCCACGGATCGACGTCATCACCGTCGGATCGCCGCCGAACGCTACCCTGGCCGCGTCATCGTACAGGCACGGCACCCCTTGCGGCGTCACCCACCACCACGGTTCGCCGATCTGGAACCGGATCGGCAGCTCCGCGCCTTGCCCGATCGCGACGAACGCCTGCGCCACGGCGTGCAGATACCCCATCGCCCCGGCATGCGCGGGCGACAGCAATGTCGAGGGCGGCTCCCACCCGGTCAGCGCAGGCGACCCGTCCCATGCGCGCTGCTTCCAGTCGCCCCAGCAATGCAGGTCGAACAGTTCGTAGCTCAGCGACCAGATGATGCCATAGCCCAGCGCCCGCGCACGCTCGGCGAAATCGCGGTGCCATGCCGCGCACGGCGCATTGAGCGTGCCTCCTGCAAGGCTGACGTAGAACCGGTCGTCGACCCGTTCGAGCCGGAAATAATGGCTCATCCCGACATAATGGTTGATCGCCCCGCGATACCCCAGCTGCAGCGCGTTGCGCAGCAGGCGCGCGGGCGTCAGGTTATAGCTGTCGTCATAGCCGCTCGCGATCGACAGCCCGTGCTCGGGAACGATCGCATCGCCGATCGCCAGCACCGATTGCGGTCCTTCGCACGCCAGGCCGGTGATCGCGACGCTCGCCTCGATCGGCGCGTCGAGGTGCAGTCCTTCCTCCGAATATCCCGGCGGCACGATCGAGATGAACATCCGGTCGACATCGCCGGCGAACACCGGATCGGCTTCCTCCGGCAGCAGGAAGCCGCCGACCAGATCGTCGAAATCGATTGCGATCTCGGCATTTTCGGGCGTGCCTTCGGCATAGTTCCACAGCCGCACATACCAGGCTTTCGCCGTGCCGTCGGCATCGCGCCCCTCGATCGTCAACGTCGGGCCGTCGATGGCATCGAGCGGCTGCACCCCTTCGCTGCGCCAGCGAAAGCGCAGGCGGCATCCCCGGAAATCGCGATCGGTCTCGTACTTGAGCAGCGGATGGTCGTAGCGATCCTCCGCTTCCCAGATCAGCCCGGCCAGGTCGCGCAATCGATAGAAGGTGCAATCGACCCTCAGCGCGTCGTGCGCGGTGGTGACGACGCTCGCCATCATCGGCCGCGGAAAATTGACCGTCCAGAAGCGCGGATCGAAGCGCGAGATCACGCTCGTCGTCTGCACGCTCCGCCGGTCGCAAAGCCAGAAACCCATATATCCTCCCAGGCATGGAGCATCAGGGTGGATTGCCCTCGGCAATCCAAGATCAGGCTGGGAGCCTGATCGACCTGATGCCGGGGACCGCCGACCGCAGGTCGGTGGTGGAGGGGGCGTGCCCCACGCGCTTCCCCCTTCCGCTCACTCCACCCCGACCAGCGCCGCCTTGACCGCGCGCGCCACCTGTCGGCTCGACCGCGCCAGCGCTTCGGGAGCGCCCGTGCCGCCGTCGCTGCGCACCGTGATCGCCACGCGCACATCGCGCCCGCCGCCGCTTGCCGCCTGCACCTGCCCCGCCGATGTCGGCACGAACAGCTCGGGCCCGCGCTCGCCGACCCAATAAGGCCGCCCGGGGCTGACCGGACCACCCGTCGCCCGCCCCGGCGCGCCCGACAGCGCCGACAGCAAGCCGCTCAGCAGGCCGCCGACGCCGCTGCGCCCGCTGCCGCCGACGATCGCGCCGACCCCGCCGGCCACCGCGTTCGACGCGATGTCGCCCATCACCGCCAGCGCGGTGCGACGCAGATCCTCGAACCCCAGCTTGCCGCTGCGCACCGCGCGCAGCAGCGACCGCTCGATCGCGTCGCCCGCGCGCCCCGCCCCGGCCGCGAACGGTCCTTCCAGGCTGGTGCGCATCTCGGCGACGTCGCGCGCGAACGCGGCGGTGTCGGCGCGCACGCCGATTACCAGCCGCTCGACTTCATCCTCCATCGGGAAACGCCTCCATCAGTCTCGCAAGGTCGCCGCGGTCCGGCGGCGCAGGCGCGTCGCCCGCCAAGCCGCGCACCAGTGCGGCCAGCTCGTCCGGCGTCGCCTGCCAGAACGCATCGGGCGACCACCCGAACGCCACTCCCGCCATCCCGGCGAGCCGGGCGGCCGCACCGGCAAACGTCACCGCCCGCTCAGGATCTGTCGCAGCACGGCGCGCAGCACCGGCGTCGCCGCCGCAAGGCCGCCCGCCACCACCGCCTCGCCGAACCGCGCGCGCGTCATCCCCTCGGGAATGTCGCGGACACAGTGCCACAACAGCGCCACCATCTCGCCCAGCGCCAGCCGCCCTTCCGCCGCACGCTCGACCAGCGCGAACAAAGGCCCCAGCTCCTGCTCGGCCGCGACCAGCGCCTCGAACGACGGCCGCAATACCAGTGCAATTCCGCCGACCCGCAATTCAGCCTCGCCGCGCGCCGGGTTGGCCGCCCGGCTCACGCCGCCACCACCGGCCCGGAACTCTCCAGGCTGACCGTGTAGTTGCGCTCGCCATTATAGTCCCCGGCATAGTCGAGCCGCGTCACCAGGAAGCGTCCGGTCAGCGTCTCGCCGCTTTCGAAGCTCAGCCGATAGTCGTCGATCGCCCCGGCCAGTGCCGACGCCTTGATGCGCGTCTCCGCCGCCGACCCGGTGAAGATCCCCGCCGCCGACACGCTCACCGAGCGCACGCCCGCGCCCGACAGCAATTCGCGCCAGCCGCCCGAATCCTTCGACGTGATCGCCACCGCCTCGCCGCCGATCGACACCTGCGTCGTGCGCAGCCCGGCGACGGTCGCATAGGCCACCGGCTGCGCTCCGTTCCCGACCTTGAGCAGGAACGCGCTCCCCTTCTCCACCGCCATGATGACTCTCCTTTTGGTTGATAGTGCCGCACCGGCCCGCTCCCCACCCGACCGGCCACACGGTATTCCGATGGGTGGCCGGGTGGGGGAGCGGGCTGGTGCGGCGGAATGCGCACGCAGCGCATTCTCAAACCGACTCCAGCAACCGCATCCGGAACTCGATTGTCGCGATCCAGCGCCCATCGCCCTTGGCATCGCCGCGTCTCGCGATCCGGCTGCGCGCCAGCACCGCTGTGCCGCTTTCCCAGCCCGGTACCGCCACGCCGGCCGCGACCACGCCGCCGACCGCGTCGGCCAGCGTGCGCACTCGCACCGGCCGCTCGCCCGCATCCTCGATCCGGATCAGCAGCCGCGCCTCGACGCCGCGCCGGTCCTTGGCGCCCCAGTCGGCCAGGATGGGCGGCGTCACCTCGACGAAGGGCGGGCTGGCGCGCACCGGCGGCGCGTCGAACACCCCGACACCTTCGCAAGCCGGATCGCCGCGCAATGTCGCGACCAGCGCCGCCGTCAGCGCTTCATGCACGCTCATCGCAACTCTCCTGCGATCCAGCGCAGCGCCGGATCGGCATCGCGCCGTGCCTCGATCGCACGCCCCTCGATGGCGATCCCGCCGCGTTCGATCGTCACCGCCGCGCCGGGCAATCGATCGCGCAGCAGCTGCGCCACCCGCATGCGCAGCCGCTCCGCCGCTGCCTCGGCCCGCTGCTCGCCGCGCTGCATCAGCCGCTCCATCACGCCGAAGCCCTACGCCGGCTGGAAAGCCGCATCCGCCGGAACGGCCGCCACAAGGCTGCGACTGCCGCAGGCGGCGGCAAGTCGCGGTCGCGCGCCATGAAGCGGTCGGCCGCCAGATGGACGATTCCCTGTGCGATCGGCGGCGGCAAGCTTGCCCAGTCCGCCGCAATCCCGGCGGTGAGCGTCACCTCGACGCGGCCGCCCGCACCGGGCTGCGTCACCCGCAACCAGGCGTCACCCTCTGCGTCGATATCGATGGCATAGCCCTCGACCGGCAGGTCGAACGCGGCGCCGTCCGCGGGCACCCCTCGGACCCGCGCCACGCCGGTCACCGGCGCCACCCCGATCGCGCCCCACCACGGACTTGCCGGTCGCACCACGACGATCTCGCGCGCGATCAGCACCTGCCCGGTAAACGCCTCGGCCAGCGCATAGGCGGCATCGACCATCGTGCCGAGCAGCGCAGTCTCGCCCTCTCCCTCGATCCGCGCCCATGTCTTGGCGGCGGCGATCGCAGCCACGCGGTCGCCGCCGCCCGGCGCCACTGCGCCAGGTCCCTGCTGCATGTCGATCTCCCTGTTGCCTGCCCGCGCCGCTCTGGCGCTTGTTGTCCTCCGAGCGCCGTTCAGGCGCGCGCGTCGATCTGCGAGCGCCGTCAGGCGCGCTCGATGCGCGCGATATGCGCCCGCCCCAGGTCGTTCGGTGCCTCGCTCAGCCCGGCTGCGACGGTCGCCGTGCGGACCTCGCTCGACCCGTCGTCGAAAACGTATCGGACGGGCATCGCCGCATCGACGATCCCCCAGCGCGACCAGTCGAGCGTCAGCCGGTCGCGCGCGCGCGTCGCCGCGGCGCTTTCGGTGGCGATCGCGCTGGTCGGCCGGACGCCGTTCTCGACCTGCATTCCCCAGATCGTCGCGCTTCCTGTCACGGTCGGGCTGTTGCCCGCGCCAAGCACGCCCTGCGCGACGGCGATGTAGCACCACACGCTCGACACCCCGGCGTCGGCGCTGACCCACGCCCGCCAGTATGCGCCATGATCGATGACGCCCGCGCTTGGCCCACTGGCGACCAGCGCTCCGCTTGCCGTATCGAGCTTCAGATCGTGCTGCGGCAGCCGCAGCCGCAGCAGCAGCGATCGCACGCTCGCCGCGACTGCATCCTTGCGCACGAACAGCGACGCGACCGATGGCTGTGCCCGTGCCGCGAAATTCTGCGACATGACTCCGTACGCCGTCTCGCTGGCGTCGGTGGCGAGCGTTGCCGACGCGCTGCCGTCGGGGGCCGGAGCGCCGGACGCCAACGAAAGGCTGTCGGCGATCCACGGCGCCGCCGCAAACGCGCTGCTGCCGATCACGATGTTGGTCGCCGCATCCTCGATCAGCAATCCGCGCCGCCGTCCGCTGGCCGGATCATGGTCGAAACGCGGTGCATCGGGCGGCAGCGTCGCCAGCAACCCCTGTGCCGTCACGCAGGTCGCTGCGCTGGCCCGCGTCAGCACCGCGCCGGGCGGCAGCGCGGGTCCGGTAAAGTCGAACCCCGCCCGCGCATTGCGCCGCCCGATCGGGATGCCGACGGCGATCGCCGCCATCAGCCCAGCGCCACGATGTCGGCCGCGGTCGTGCCGGTGGCCCGAACATGGCTCGCGCGCACCGGCAGCACGCTGCCCGATGCGACGTTGCGAAAGCTCGCATCCCCGGTGCTGCCGCTCGCGCGCAATACCAGCGTGCCGCCGCTGCCCACGTACAGCGCCTTGGGAATGTCGGCCAGCGCGGCGGTATCGTGCGGCACTATCGCCACCGCACGCGTCGCCGGGGCCGACACCTGGTCGGCCTGGTTAAAAAAGGCATCTGCCATGATCGTCTCCCGTTGTTCAAAAAGCATGGGGGCGGGACCGCTGCCGGCCCCGCCCCCCACCGGATCACGCCGCCGCGAACTTCATCAGCTTGATCGCTTCCGAATTGGTCACCGCCCCGCCGACGCGCTTGGTCGCGTAGAAATGGACGAACGGCTTGTTCGAATAGGGATCGCGCAGGATCGCGGTCTCGGCGCGCTCGGCGACCAGATACCCCGCCTTGAAATTGCCGAACGCGATCGACAGGCTGTTCGCGGCGATGTCGGGCATGTCCTCGGCCTCGACCACCGGATAGCCCAGCAGCGTGTCGGGCTGGCCCGAAGCAATTCCCGGCGTCCACACGAACGCGCCGTCGCTGGTCTTCATCTTGCGGATGCGCGCCAGCGTCGACGCGTTCATTACCCAGCTCGCGCCCTGGCGATACGGTCCCTTCAGGCTGTGGACCAGGTCGATCAGCCGCTCCTGCGGATTGGCGGCGAAATCGCCCGCCGCCCCGCTCGCCAGATACTGGATCGTCCCGAACGCCCGCGTCGCGTCGCCCGCGGTCCCGGTCGGATAGGTCAGGAACCCCTTGGGCCGGTTGGTGCCGTTGCCGCCGACGAACGCCGCCCCCTCGGCCTTGGCGAACTCCATGGCGATCTCGTTCGCCAGCCAGCCCTCGACATCGAACCCGGCATCGTCGAGCATCGCCTGGCTCGCCGCCGGATTGGCGTACAGCTCGCCCATCGGCGGCGCGATCTCGTAAAAGGTCGGCGTCGCCGTCTCCGGCCGTGCCGCGGTTTCCGCCGACCAGCCCGACGGCGTACCCCCCGCTGCGACCAGCTTGCGATAGCCAGCGCTGCCCACCTGCACGACATTGGCGATGCCGCGGATCGGGCTCGTCGCCTTGAGCACGCTGTCGATCACCGCATCGATCTCGCGCGGCACCGCATAGCCGCCATCGGCGCCGCTCACGCCCGACATCGCCTTCAATTCGAGCACGCCTGCACCTGACCGCAGGAACCCGCCGAATGCGCCCCCGCTCGCACTTGTCGCGCCCGCCAGCATCGGCCGGCTCGCGACCACGCCGCTTTTCTCGATCCCGGCAAAGCTGCCCGCCAGGCTGTCCGTCACGTCGCTCATGCACTTTCTCCCGTTGCTTCGACCCGATGTATCCGCGCCAGCCGCTGCATCGGCTGCGCGACCAGACTCACCTCGATCAGATCGAGGATGAGAAGTTCACGAAATGTTCCCTGCTCGACCGCCCGGGCGCGGTATCCGAACGACAATCCCGTGATCGCCCCGCAAGCGACCAGCGTCGCTGCGCGCGCCTCGATCACTCGCCCGATCACCCGCACCCCACGCGTGTCGGCCTCGAGATGCTCGATGATCCCGACCGGCGGCCCCGAATGCTGCCACAGCAGCGGCACCTCGTCCGCCCACCGAACCCCGCCACGCCGCACGACATCGCCCCCGCGATCGGCGACATCGAACACGGCGGCATATCCAGCGAACCGCACCGCGCTCACTTCACCCATCCCGAAAACCCCAGCCGCACCGCCAAGCCGACCAGCACCAGAGCTGCCAGCATCCGCACGATCCACCCGACCGCCGCCTTGACCGCCGAGCGCTTGGCGTCGCGCCACGCTCCCAGCAGCTCGCGCAGTTCGGCCATGTCCTTGGCGGCGCCGGTATCGCCCAGCCCCAACCGGGCCAGCGCCCGCGCCGCCCCCAGCTCGCCTGCCTCCTCGGCGATCGCGCGCAGCGTCGCGAGGTCGGCACCATCGTCGTCGGCGGTCAGCATCAGCTGCGCCAGCACGCTTGCATCCATGATGGGATCCTTTCTCCGACCGTTCATGTCGAGCCCCTCGACGTGCTCGGGATAAACTTCGGCGCAGCACGCCGAAGTCGGGACACGTGTTCCCAATCCGATCGCCAGCGATTACCCGGCAACCATGCGCCGCCGCCTTCGCATCATCCTGCTCGCGTTCTTCGCCGCGCTGGTCGCGCTGGTGTTCGTGGTCCCGATCGTCCAGGCCGACCGCTGCGCCGAAGCCGGCGGCACCTACGACCGCACGACGCTTACCTGCCGCCTGCCGACGACGCAGTATCGGTTGTAGCGACCACCCCCAGCATCGCCCGCTTCTCGGGATCGCTCAGGAAATCCGCGGCGCTCACCTGCGCCCACAGCCGCTCGCGATCCTCGGCCAGCGCCGCTATCCGGTCGACATCGACCGCCAGCGCCGCGCCTGCGTCCCACCCGCGCAGCGCCTGTTCCAGGCTTGCCAGTACCGACCCGGCCAGCGGCAGGATCGTCTGGCGCCACACCGCGCGGTTGGCCTCACGATAATTGGCATAGCTGTTGTCGCCCGGCAGCCCGAGCAGCATCGGCGGCACACCGAACGCCAGCGCGATCTCGCGCGCCGCCGCCGCTTTCAGCCCGACGAAATCCATGTCGGCCGGGGTCAGGCTCATCGCCTGCCACTTGAGCCCACCTTCGAGCAGCATCGGCCGCCCGGCATTGGCCGCCCCCGCGAACCCCGCCTCCATCTCCTCGCGCAGCCGCTCGAACTGGTCGCTCGACAGCACCGATCCATCCGGCGATTCATGCACCAGCGCACCCGAAGGCCGCGCAGCATTGTCGAGCAGCGCCTTGTTCCACTTGGCGGCGGCATTGTGGATCGCGATCGCGCCAGCCGCCGCGCCCAGGCAGCCCAGCCCATAATGATCGTCGAGCGGATGGAAGCCCTTGAGATGGACGATCTGCGGCCGCCCGCCTTCGTCCTCCGCGGCGATCCGCACGACGCGTTCGGCGACGCGGTAGCGATACGCCACCGGCCAGCCATTGGCATCCGCCTCGACCGCGACCCGCTCGGGCCTGAGCGCGAACAGCTCGCCGACCCCGCCCAGCCCGTCCCCGAGCAGCTGGACATAGGCATTGCCGTGCAGCAGCAGATGCGCCGCCACCGTCTCGGTCAGCACCTGCCCCGACGACCGCGCCCGCACCAGCGCGGCCAGCCCCGGATCGGATGCGGTCAGCGGCGCCGATCCCACCCCTTCCGCCACCATCCGCACCGCCCGCTGCGCGATGGCATTCAGGCAATACCCCTCCCGAACCTGCGCCTCGTAGCTGCGAGGCCACTCCCCGATCGCCACCCCACGCGCCAACCCCGGACGCGCCAAAGCACGCCCCGCCTTCCGACCGAACCATTTCATTGCAGATTTCCCCGTTTCTATCCTCTCCAGTGGGAGAGGATATGAAGCCTTGCCGCGCGGCGGCTAGGCGAGGTTGGTGAAGGGCTCCCCGCCCTCGATCATCCGGCCCTCACAACCCCCGCACGCTCGCCTCCCCCCGCCGCTTCCCCAGCAGCAGCTCGGTCATAGCCCACACCAGCGCGTCGGCGCGGTCGGGCGATCGCCCCGGCCCTTCATAGCCGCCCCCCAGCACCAGCCCGCACAGTTCGTCCTCCAGCGCCGGAAAGCCGCCGACGTGGAACGCCTTGCCGCCCTCGTACAATGCCGCGACCGGCTCGGCGCGCGCCACCTTGCCGCGGCTGGCATGTACCAGTGCCACCGGCATCACCGCATCCGCGGCCTGCAGTACGCTCTTGACCATCGCGCCGCCCTGGTTGGCCTCGGCCACCACGCGGTCGGCGCCGTTGCGCACCGCGCACGCCGCCACCGCGCGCGCCCAGTTCTCGGGCGACGCGCCCACCACGCTCGCATCCTCGAGCACATAGCCGCAGCCATCGCGCCCCAGCGCCACCGCGACGATCCCGCACGCGTCGCGCCCGATCCCGGCGGGGGGATCGACGCCGATCACCACCCGCCGCACGCTCGGGGCACTAGCCGTTCGGCACTGATCGAGCAGCCCGCGCGTCCACAACGCGCCGGCCGCCTCGTCGATCAGCTCGCCGTCCAGCTCCTGCCGTCCCAGCCGCGTGCCGCCATAGGCTTCGTGCACCGCCGCAAGGAAACTCTTGGGCAGCAGCCGGTTCTCCGCCGTCCGCCCGGTCACCGTTACCGTTCCCGGCATCGCCCGCAGCGTCCGCAGCAGCGCGATCGGCCGCGGCGTCGTCGTCACCAGCGTGCGCGGATGCTCGCCCAGCCGCAGTGCCATCGCCAGATTGTCCCAGGTCGCTTCGGGATAGGCCCATTTGGCGATCTCGTCGCACCAGGCATGGCCGAACTGCGGCCCGCGCAAGCCATCGGGGCACTCCCCCGAATGGACGAACGCCTGCGCGCCGCTGGGCCATACCAGCCGTCCCTTGGTCGCCTCGAACTTGACCGGCCCGCGCGCCGTGGCCAGCAATCCCGACTCCCCCTCGATCATCACCGCGCGGACATCGCCCTGCGTCGCGCCGACCAGCGCGATCCGCGCCGCCGGATTGCGAGCCAGACCATGCACCCATTCCGCCCCGGTCCGCGTCTTGCCGAACCCGCGCCCGGCCAGCATCAGCCACACCCGCCAGTCGCCCGGCGGCGGCAACTGCCGCGGATCGGCCCAGAATTCCCAGTCGTACAGCGCCGCCTTCCAGTCGCGTACCCCGCCTTCGAATGCCGCCCGCTCCGGACCGCGCGCCACCTGCGCCGCGCGCGATGTCATGCGCCGTCCTCATGCTCCGCCAGCCGGTCGAGCCGCTTGCGCACCTCGCCGCGCGCATCCTCCTCGCTCAGCACCTCATAGGCGCTGACCGTCACCATCGCGCCCGAACCCCCGCCGATCCGGTCGTACACTTCGGGCCGCTTGGCCTTCAAAAGGAACATCGCCAGCGCGTCGGAATAGCTGCGCACGCTGCTCACCACCTTGCCCTGGAACAGCACCGGCTTCTCGGTGCCGTCCCGCGCCCGCTCGAGCAGCACCGCCTCGAGCTCGTCGAGAGCCTGCGCCATCGCCGCGTCCCAGTCGGCCGCGAACCCCTTGTTGCGCGCGCGGTGCGCGTACAGCGTCGAACTCGGCACCCCTGCTTCGCGCGCCGCGCGGCTGACGATCCCGGTCTGCCGCAGCACTTCGAGGAAGCACGCCTTGCGCACCGCGATCGACGGCAACTTGGCCTTGGCGCGCGCCCGCTTGGCGTTAGGCTGAGCCAT